TGATTGTTTGTAGTTGCTTATGTAACAGACTAAGCGGCAAGCTACGGCGCCGCTCAGTTTCGCTGATTAAAAGCTCATCAGTGTTACTTAAGATTAATAATATCAGCCTTGTTATTAATAGCAAGATAAACGGCTTCTTGTTTGGAAATCTTGCCGTATTTCTTAACTAAGTTTTTTAAAAACAATCTATTTTTAGAATTATTTTTAAATGCTGTTTGTATTATTTTAACTGGCTCAGCGTATAACTTGCCATCATCACTGACCCATGAGCCGGCGCCGTCATAGGCTGTACACCCGCCAAACTCAGCACATAGCTCTTTTTGAATTAACAACGGCGCCATTAATTTAGCGCCGTCATTGTCATTAATTGGAAAGTTGATTTGTGCAATATCCATATTTAAATCCATCCTTGTCTGTTTGCTTCTCTTAACATCTCAATTTTTTTAACTTTGTCAGTCTCTTTGGCATAGTTAGACAAAAATGCTGCTTTGTTTGCAGCGTCTTTGAACTTGTCCGCATGGTGCTTAGTAAGTATTTTTTGTATAGTGTGATTGTATTTCATAACGTCCTTTGTTTGTTTGCTGTTTCGCTTTTAAAGCTCATCAGTGACGCTGACAGCGTCAGACAGCAGCGACGCCCAAAGGCGCCGCCGGTTAGTTACTTAATCAAACATTAAATCACCCTCATCATTAATAGTTGCACGGTCATTAAAATCATTTAACCATTCTAAAAGATGCAATTGATTGCCGTTGTAATTAGATGATTTGTAAGTTTTTCTAAAATGATATAACAAATCAGATTTAATAGTTTTAAAATAAAATTCTGTAAAACCATTGTGTACATAAACGTTTTTAGATTTGTTAATTTTGTCTAATATAGTTTTTCTTAATTCTTGTTTATTCATAGTGTAACGTCCTTTGTTTGTTTCGCCGTGCTGCGGCTCATCAGTCATATAAAATAATATGAGACAAACATAGGTTGTCTGTACTGGCTCAAAGCAATCACGCTGAAGCGCTAGACCGGCTCGCCGTGCGGCTGTTGCGGTGTCCGACTTGTTTGGGGCTGTCACACCCGTGTAACCTCTATGCTGCTGAGGCTGTCAGAAACAATTTAAAACTTAAGCTTAAGCCTGCTGTCACTGCTGTTAGCACATGGTAAGTATTTAAATTATTGAACATAAAAACACAATAACACAAACAATATTAAACACCAATGCTAATATTGCATAACAGCTATGCATGATATGCATGACTAAGAAAAAAACAGACACCTCTATTCTATACCTACTTTAGAATAGTTATAAAGAGTATATACACTGAGTACACCTAAGACACCTGAGTAGTACCATAAGTATACCCTGAGTACATACACACATACATATATACACATAGTATACACTGTATTGACTTGTATATATCTTATACGGGAACCTTTATATATATTGTGTGTGTTGCTGCGTGTATACTATATGTATGATACGTGTATTCTTTGTGTATGCTATGTGTACCAAACTAAAAAAACAGACGAGCTCGAAGGCACGCCTATTTATACTCTATGTATACCGCCGGCACTCTTAAGGCACTCATTACTATATATACCTTGCTCAGGTGTGCTTAAAGTTTACTTAGGGGACACTTGCAGCAGCGCAACTGGTGATTGTATGGGGGAAACTCGGGTGCCGCTACAGTGATATACCCCTTCAGAATTTTTTATGAAATATTCCGGGTATTACATTCTGTCCGACAAATAGAGCGCCTCAGTTTCCCTTCTGGTATTGAAGTCATCTCCAAAGTTATTTAACTCTTTGACAACATCTGACCATCTACCTTCTACCGCAGCAGAAAGAAAGTTAGGCGTTCTACTAAGGGAACCATATTGGAAACCCACAGACGCTATTACAGTCTGTTGTGCAGCTGTTAAATCAGTAAATTTACTACCATTAGCTACTCTATTGTATTGTTTAGCTATATCACTTGTGTAAAAAGCTTTAGATAATCTATTAATAGTGTCTGTTTCTTGGTCAGTCATTATTAAATTCTTAGCTAATCCTTTAGCTTTAGACCCTGTTAAACCTAAATATGGCTCTAATCTTTGTATTAATAGGTCATCAAAACCCATAGCTTTTAGACTATCTGGTGTTTTGTCTTTTAAATCAAAACCAATACCTATTGTAACACCACTATTACTTGTAGGCTGATAGCCTTTGTGGTGATTATTTCCTTCTAAACCGGATATAAACTTCCAGTCTATTTTATAAGTATTATCCATATTATATAAATCTGTCCTCTTCTGGTTCTTTACCAATGGCTGTCTCCATAAATCGTTCAAGCTCTTGGTCAAGTAAATCTTCTTTGTGTTGGTTGTACGATAAGACTTGGTCTCTGTCCATACGCTGAACCCAATAATTAGCAGCAATAGCAAGCGCATCAATTTGGTCATCATGTCTTAGAGCTCCTTTGTCTCTAGTAATCCTAGTCATCTGTCTAAACAACTGATGGTCAGGCTCTAGTTTAAAGTCTTCTTTAATAATTAAATCATCAATAACTAACCTATGACTATTCATAATAGGTTCTAAAGTATCAATAATACGTTTTTCTTTCTGTATATTATGTCTTACTTCCTCTATTTCACATGGGTGTATTCTAGCCATAACAGGTTTTAATAACTGTGTAGCCATACCATCACCAAAGTTACTCTCAATAACTACATAGTTTACATCTTGTTGTTTAGCAATCTGTGACAATCTAGCCATAGTATCTTCACTATAACCACCATCTAAAGAACCTATGGCAGTCAAATAAAGCACTCCATGAAGCATTTTAAGCACCGCATACGCTGTTTTGTCTTCCCCACGACCAGAAGGGTCAATTGACATAACAGACCCCTCAAAAGGCGTAAACTCAGGACTGGTATGCATAGGTGCCACGTAGTAATCACCTTTTAAACCTACATTTGGTATCTCAGGGTCAATAGCTTTCATCTGTTCTGGAGATGATGCCCATTGTAATTTAGCCGGAGCTTCTGTCCATTTAGAACAACCTGATAATACAATTAAATCGTTTAGTTTTAAAGGGTATCTATTAGCGTCAGACATTGTTGTGTCTAACATAAATTGTAAATTAAACCCTGAACGTCCGTACGAAGACATACGTTCTAATAAGTCTACTTCATCAAATCTCTTAGGGTCTGTAGGCTTACCTTCATTATCTGTTACATCTGCAATCATTGGCGCTATCTTATGTCCATAACCTGTTAATTGTTCTTTAGTAGGGTATAAAGCTGTCCATATTTTAGTTTTAAAACCACGTTCTTCTAAGTCATTGTATAATGACATTTCTGTTTGTGGTGTACCTAGAAATATAATACGTCCTACTTCAGGCTTTATGATTGCATCAAATTCTTTTACTGTCTCACCTAGTCTGTCTCTCATTAGCTGTGTCTGAGAGTTGTTAGCACTCTCTACGTCATCAGCAATAATTAAGTCTGCACGTGAACCTGTTAATTGTCCTGTAATACCCATAGATTTAACTGAGGGTGCGTGTGAAGCTGTAGCCGGAGCTACATCAAAGCTAACCTTAGAGTGTCTTTGATTGTCTCTAGGCTGTAAATGCTGTAATATAGGCATTTCACCTATTAATCTTTGTGTAAATGTACTGAAATCATCAGCCCTGCTTTTAGATGCAGATACTACAAGTATATTACGTTGTGGATTAAGTAATAATTGGTGACATACAAATGCTGACGTAATCCATGATTTACCTACACCTCTAAATGCTTCTATTACAAGTCTTTTTTCTTTAGACTGTAGATAGTCAGCTATATCATATTGTATTGGTGTTGGTTCTGGAAGATTTAAATGCTTCCAACAAAGATATAAAAAGTTTTTAAAATTTTTAAGTTTACTATTCATCTGTATCAAAAGGTACTTCGTCTAGTATGTTATCAGGCTTCTTTTGTAAACTATCTGTACTATAAGTCTTACAAACCTCAAGACATACTTTCATTTCTGAAGCAGTCAACTCTTGTCCTGACTTTAATTTTGAATATGCGTGTTTAACCAGTAATTCAGGTAACTCTTTAATAATGTTATCTAAATTATTGTGGTCTTCCTTGTCTGTTGTACTTTTTGAAGGTACTTCTTTTGTTTGGTCGTTTAACATGTATTCCTTTTCTCTTCTTAGGTTTTTCTCTTACTTCAAATTCTTTAAATTTTTTAGCCATAATTATCTATCTCTAATACTATCTATGAAATTATATATTCTTCCTATCTGTTTATCAACATTCATTATCTCTTCTGATAACATACCAATATGAATTTGTAATTCAACTATAGTTATCAACACATAAGTAGATAAACCTAAAAGAATTGTACCAAGTAAAGCAATCA